TTGACGAAAGAACTGATCGCTCGCATATGCGCTTCCCTGCGCGCCGGCGCCTACGTCGAGACCGCAGCGGCCTACGCCGGGGTGCATAAGGCGACTTTTTATGCATGGCTGAAGAAGGGCGCGACCGCAAAAGAAGGTCTCGAGAAGGACTTATCCGACGCAGTAGAGCAGGCCCAAGCCGAAGCCGAGGTGCGGGACCTTTTGAATATTGACGCAGCGGCCCTAGGGCTTCCGGCCGAATACGACTCAAATCGCAACGTCTTGAGGGAAGAGCAGCGCCCAAGCTGGCAAGCTTCCGCGTGGCGCCTCGAGCGCAAATTCCCGAAGAAGTGGGGAAGGCAAGAACGCATGGAGCTCACCGGGCTCGATGGGGAAGCCATAAAATTTGAAGAGACCCGCAAAGACCTGCGGTCTGTTTTGAAAGACAAGGAAGCTTTCGGGGCACTGCTCTTGATTGCTGGAAAACTTGACCCGAGCAACGAGAAGGGCTGAAGCCCTCGCGTCCGAGGCTTGGCGGCTCACTCCGCACACCTTTGCCCGCCGCCTAAGCAATGGCCGGTGGATACCCTACGACTATCTCGTTTTCATTTCCATGGAGATCACCAAGGCCATCGCCGCGGGCAATGCCCGACTGATCATTTCGGCCCCGCCTCGCCACGGTAAATCACTGCTATCCTCATTCTGGACCCCGGCTTGGTTCTTGAGCCTATTCCCCGAATTGAACGTGATCCTCGCTTCTTACAGCGCGGAGATCGCCCAGGGCTTTGGCCGCGAGGTGCGAAATCTTGTGCAGACCCACGGCGACCTTCTCGGCTTCCACCTTCGGCAAGATTCGAAATCAGCTGGCAGGTGGAATACGAGCGAAGGCGGCTCAATGGTCACCGCGGGGATCGGCGGCTCGCTCACCGGCAAAGGCGGCGACTTGATCATTGGCGACGACATGGTCAAAAACTATCAAGAGGCCATGAGCCCGACTTTTCGCCAGCGCAATATCGACTGGTATAACTCGGTGCTTCACACTCGCCTCGAGCCCGGCGGTTCGGTGATCATGCTCATGACCCGATGGCACAAGCGCGATCTCTCGGGCTACCTTCTCGAAGAGCACCCGGACGATTGGAAAGAGATTAGGCTTCCCGCGATCGCTGAGCTCGACGATCCAATGGGACGAGCCGAAGGCGCCGCACTCAATCCAGCCCGCTACCCGGTAGAAAAACTTCAGGGCTTTAAAAAGGGCATGGGCGCGACAATGTATAACGCGGTCTATCAGCAAAGACCGTCGGCTGAAGAAGGCGGCGAGATCAAACGTCGCTACCTGAAATTTTACAAAGTGCTTCCCTCGGGGATCAATCGAAAGATTCAGTCTTGGGATATGGCTTTCAAAGACAAAAAAGAAAGCGACTTCGTGGTCGGCCAGGTCTGGGGCCGCAAGGAAGCCGATTGCTACCTCATTGATCAGGTGCGCGACCGTATGGATTTTGCTGCGACGCTCAAAGCATTCGAAGCATTCTGCGCAAAGCACCCGGACACGACTGAAAAGCTTGTCGAAGGAAAGGCCAACGGCCCCGCAATCCTTTCAATGCTCAAAGGAAAGATCATGGGGCTCATTGAAGTCGAGCCCGACGGCTCAAAAGAATCTCGAGTCGCCGCGACCGCGCCATACTGGGAAGCGGGGAATATTTATCTTCCAGACCCTTCGATTGCACCTTGGGTTCACGACTTTATCGAAGAACTGGTAAACTTTCCGAAAGCCGAGAACGACGATCAGGTGGACGCAGCGACGCAGGCGATTTTACGTCTAATCGGCAAGCTTGTGGGTGAATTTACGCGCGATCTGCTACAGAATAAGGGCAAGACCGTTGCAAGTGGGGGAAATAATTTATGGTGAGAAAACAAAACTTTTTCCAGCGGCTCTTCTCGCGCCATCTGGCTGAAGGCGACGTGATCGCTCAGACCTACGGCTCGGACTCAGTCAAAAGAGTCGTCGTGAGCCATCAGACTCCGCTCGGCGTGAGCGGCTCGCGAAACTACGCGGGCTATGCCGACGAAGAATATCTCACCAAACTTCGCGGACGCCATCGCGCCGATATCTTCGATCAAATGCGCCGGTCTGATCCGCAGATCGTTATGTGCCTTTCAGCCGTCAAAAACCCCATCAGGCAAGCCGTCTTCGAAGTGGCCGCCGCCGATAGCGACGCGGTCCCGAACGCTGATTTGCATCAGCAATTCATTGACCACGTTCTTTTTAAGGACCCCGATTTTTCTTGGGCTCAGTTTATCGAAGAAGCGCTCACGGTCTGCGACTTCGGCCACGCCGTTTTCGAGATCACCCACAAAGTCGTTTTCAATCACCCCAGATTCGGCACCTTCAATGGTATCGGCGAACTGGGCTTTCGGTCTCAGCGCACCATTGAAAAATGGAATTTGAACCGTGAAAGCGGGAAGCTGAAGACCGTCACCCAAATGGCCTACGGCGATCTCGACAAGCAAATCGACTTGCCGTCGGAATTCCTTCTCGTGATGAGTGTCGGAAAAGAAGGCTCGAACTTTGAAGGCATCAGCCTTTTGCGCCCGGCCTACGGCTCGTGGTTTAGAAAAAACGTCTACCTCAAACTTAACGCCATCGGCATCGAGAAATTTGCGGTGCCCACGCCGGTCGCGACCGTGCCAGCTGGCCAGCAAGGCGGCGAGCAGTTCACGGCCCTAATCGAGGCGCTGGAAAACTACACGACGCATCAAACAAACTACCTCACTCTTCCCCAGGGTTGGGAAGTGGACCTCAAAACAAACACGTACGATCCCCAAAAGGTCGAGGTCTCGATCGACAATGAAGACAAGCGGATCACGAAAGCATTCCTCGCGAACTTCCTTGAGCTCGGAATGAACGGCACCGGCTCTTATGCTCTTTCGAACGATCTCTCGGACTTCTTTTTGGCCGGGATTGAGCACATTGCCATGAAGGCGGTCGAGTCCCTGAATAACAAACTGATCCCAGATCTCATTGCCATGAAGTACGGCCCGCAAGCGGCCTATCCAAGAATCACGGTCTCGGGGATCTCCGACAAGGCGGGCAAAGAGTTCGGCGAACTGATCAAGTCTTTGGGCGATGGGAAATGGCTCACGCCGTCCGACGACGACGAAGACTATCTGCGCCGGCGCCTCAAGATGCCGCTGAGATCCACGGTCGGGGTCCGCGACACGAGCCCGAAGCCGACCTTTGGTGGTCTCGGGGAAAAATCCTTAGTGCAACGCATTAGACTGGCGCACGCGCGGAGCAACGGCAATGAGCAAGGTTAAGCAGCTGATCAAAGATTCGCGGCTCGCGCTGCGGGACGTGATGCAGGCCGAGCTCGCAAAGATTGCCGACTCACTCGTCGAGGATATTTCTATCTCGCTTCGCAAATCCACCGAGGCGCAAAGAGTGAACGCGGCCAAGGGCATCAGCGCGGGCGGGCGCAATGCCTACCTCGCGCTCGTGAAGACGGCGCTGAGCGTTATCGCGACCGACGCCATTGAGCAGGCACGCAAAGAAGTCCCGAAGGCAAAGAAGGTGAAGCTGAGCGAGGAAATCAAACTCGCCGAGTTCGAGCGATTGCCGCCGGACGTTCAAAAGCGAGTGCTCGCAAAGTCCCAGCTGATCGTGGACACTCAAATGGCCGACCTCGAGAAAGCGGTCTTCTTCCAGTTTTCTTCTTCAGTCGATTCGACCGACTCCGCTGCGCTGATCCAAAAGGATTTGACCGAAGCCGCCGACGATTTTTTGACTGGCCCATCAATCGAAGCCGGGACCGCCACGATTGCCGCCGACATTGTTAACACGGCGCGGTCTGCTTTTTTCTTCACCGAAGAAGTGCTCACCGAGATCGAAGCTTTCCAATTTGTGAATGGGGATCCGGTCTCGCCGATATGCCAAGACCTCGCGGGCTCGATCTTCGCGAAAGACGATCCCGAGGCCGATCGCTACATGCCGCCTTTGCATCATAACTGCAAATCCTATATCGTGCCGATCCTTGTGGGGAATTTGAAGGGAAGGGAGATTGGGGATTTGAAGCCGTCGTCCGCAGACCTCGAAAAATTCATTCGTCTCTCGGAGCAAGATCACACTGGGTGCGACCACTCGTGAATCTGATTTCTTGCTTTTTTTTTCAAAGACGTGAACAATGAACACAATGCAGGTATTCCGATTCGTCCCTATTCAGCTTGGCGAAGGCTCAGCTGCGCCCGGCACCGAGACGAAAGAACGCATCCAGCTTCTTCGCACCGGCATTTTCCACCATGCCGAATACGGCAAGTTTGAGATCACCGCTCAAATGCTCAGCGAAATGGTCAAGAACTTTCGCGCGCGCGTGCGCGGCGTGGATATCGCAATCGACTACGCGCACGAGTCCGACAAGGTCGCCGCTGCGTGGATTGTGGATCTCGAACTTGGCGGCGCGAATAACGAAGAATTATGGGCCAAAGTAAAGTGGACGCCTGCGGGCGCTCAAAAGCTGGCTGATCGCGAATATCGCTATCTCTCAGCCGACTTCACTTTCGACTATCAAGACAATGAATCACTCGTGAAATTTGGCCCGGTGCTTTTGGGTGCCGGTCTGACAAATAGACCTGTAGTTAAAAACATGGCTCCGGCCATCGAACTTAGTGAGGGAAGGGAGACCGATACAATGGATCCGAAAGACAAACAAATTGCAGATCAGGCGGCACAAATCGCAGAACTGCAAAAACAAATTGAGGCCATGAAAGCTGAAAAGGGTGAAAGCCCCGATCTGGCCGACATGAAGCAAAAACTGGCCGACATGGAAAAGAAATGCTCCGACGCTGAAGCAAAACTCGGCGAAATCGAGGGCGCAAAGAAAAAGCTGGAAGAAGAAAAAGCATTGTCTGAAAAGACTGCAAAATTCGACAAGCTTCTCGGTGAAGGCAAAGTTGTGGAAGCACAACGCGAGCCCTTCCTTGCTGGCGATGCCATGAAATTGGCTGAGCTCGCACACTCGGTGAAATTGGGCGCTGAAGGTAGCGGCAAAGAAGCACCGGCTGCGACCGTCGAGCCGAAAACTAAAGAAGAAGCTGAAGCGAAAATCCTCGCCTTGGCTGAAGAAAAAATCAAAAACAATTCCAGCTTAGAATTGGGCGAAGCGATCAGCCAAGTCCGCAAAGAAAATTCTAAACTGGTAGAACTTTCAAAGTAAAAAAGGGGGATGCAGAATGTCTTTTCCACAACCTAAAGTAGTGACCTACAAAGCGGGTGCCGCGATTTCGCGTGGCATGGCCGTAAAATACGGCGCCGACAAAGAACACGTTGTCAAAGCCGCAGCTAATACCGACCGTTGCTTTGGCATCGCCCTTAACGACGCGGCTTCGGCTGAAGACCTTGTCGAAGTAGCTCTTCCCGGTGGTGGTGCATACGCGCTTCTTTCTGAGAACGTAGGCGCTGGCAAAGATCTTTGCGCACATACCGACGGCTCGCTCGCCATCGTGAACGCTGAAGGCGATCAAATCGTCGCACGCGCACTCGAAGACGGTAGCTCGGGCGCTCTTGTGCCTGTACTTGTTTATTTCGCAACGGCACACGCTAGCCAATAATTTTGAAAGGGGAAGGAATACTTTAAATGTCACAAATCAAAGCAATTGTAGATAAACTGCTCACAAACGTGAGCTCGGCCTACGTGCCGAAAGAAATCATCGCCGACAAGCTTTTGCCGACGGTTCGCTCGAAGCAATATTCGGGCAAACTCGGGAAGTATGGCTCGAGCCATCTTCGCATCGTCAATTCGCTGATCGGGGGCGAAGGCAAATTTCGTCGCGTGAAGCCTATCACCCGCTCACAAGATAGCTTCCAAATCGAAGGTCACGGCCTCGAAGGTATCGTCACCAAGCAAGACTATGCGAACGTGGAAGATCCCTATGATGCAGAGAAGGACGAGACTCTTGGATTGACCACCATGCTGGCTCTTGAAAAAGAGTATGGCTTGGGCTCGATCCTCACGAGCACCTCGGTCCTCACGCAAAACACCACGCTTTCGGGCACCTCGCAATTTAGCGACTACCTGAATTCGGACCCTATGAGTGTTTTCGCTACCGCTCGCGGCACCATTTTGGACGCCGTCGGCTTCCTTCCGAACGTCGGTATCTTGGACGTTGCAGTCTGGAATAAACTGCGCTTCCACCCCGGCATTTTGGATGCTCTTGGCTTTAAGCAAAATCGTCCCGGCGGTCTGAGCCAAGACGAACTCGCTGTAGCCATGGGTGTGGAAAAGGTGATGCTCGCATCGGCTCGCTACAATAGCGCAGCTGAAGGCGCTGCAGCGGTTCTTGCCCCTTGCTGGGGCAAGCACATCGTGTTTGCAGTTCTTCCCGATGCCGCTAAGCCCTACCAAACTTCGCTCGGATACCAAGTTATCCCCGAAGGCGGTTCGCAGCGTAAAGTTTACAAATACGACGGTCAAAATCCGGCTGGATCGACAATCGTGCTCGTCGAAGACGAATACGATCAATTGATCTCGAACGCCGCCGCTGGATACTTGATCAAGGACTCGATCGCTTAATTGAGNTCGNCCTAATCTTGGGTCCGGGGGGATATCCCCTCGGACCTATTTTTTTAAGGAGAGAAAAAATGTTTACTTTAAAGACATTGAAAAGCTTTCTGGCACTGGCGATTTTCGCCGTTGTCACAAGCGCACACGCAGTCCCCAAAAGGATCTTCCAAGATCTGAAGCTGCCGACCCAGCAAATGGTCGAGAAGTTCACGATCAGCGATCCCATCGCCGCTTTGGCTACCCGAGTGGTATCCGGCACCGCCGGCGC